TCTTTGCCGTTATTGAGCAGCCGGAACACGCCACCTTTGATCGAGATGCGCTTGCCGCCACCGGCACCACCGCCAGCGAGAGCCTTAGCTGTTTCGGACAGCCCCTTACGAGCAAACGCGGGGGCTTGGTTGGGGTTGAATAGAGCGATATTGCTCATGAGTTCCTCTTACTTGTGGGAGGGTTTACGAACGGAAATGCTGAACTCGGTATTGCTGTTCAGGCCGGGGGGAAACAGCGACGGATTCTCTTTCAAGAACGTCGCCATATTGGTTTGAGCGATGCGCTTCTCGAGAAGGTCGACAGCGTCATGCTCGATGATGAACTGCTTGAACGAGTCCCAGTCTTGCGTCTGATACCGGGTCTTCGTTGAAAGGATCACGGTGCCCTCTTCGGTGTTGACTGACTTCACACCGAGCGTGAGCATCTTGTCCTTGAGCGCGTTCTTGATCGTGTCTTGCTGAGCCTTGAGCGCCTCGACTTCCGTCTCGTACGCTGCGGTCAGCTCTTGAATCCGAGTCTGCATCTTGCGGTAGACCCGGGCCAGCTTGTCCATAGGGACGTCAACATCAGACATGTTCTTCTCCTGTCGAAGTGTCTGTAAATGTTTTTACGATGATACAGGTTTTTCTAGCCGGTGCAAGCGGCATTTTATTTTTTGCTTTTGATCTCCTGATCGAACATCTCGACCAACAAGGTGTGGTCGCCAACCTTGCGCCCCATTGCGCTGAACATGCGCATCTCGAGCGGGCTGCTCTGGATGTGCACGACGGTTACCTTATCGCTATCCTGTCCCTTGCGGTCAGCACGGGCGATGCACTGCAAATACATCTCAACAGACATCAATGGACCATAGAAGACCACCGTGTCGGCGGCAGTCAGTGTGATCCCGTGCGCAGTTGCCTGCGGCTGCATGACCAGCACACGCTCTTGGTCTGTCGTCTGGAAGTCGTTGATGATACGCGCACGCTTGGTCGCACTTACGCCGCCATGAATCTGTGCGTTCTTGATGCCGTGCTTGTCCAGATAGCGCGTGATCGTGTCGATGCTGGAACGAAACAGCGCGAACACAATGACCTTCCGATCAGTCTCTTCGATGACTTCCTTCAAGACGCCCAACCGCGCTGAGCAGTCGAACTCGACGACTTCTTTCTCATCTGTGTACGCAGCGCCGCAAGAGATCTGCAGCAGCTTGTTCACAGCTACGCCAGCGTTTACCGCTGTGATGGTCTCGCCTGCCGCTTGGATCAACATCTGTGATTTCAGCAGCGTGTAGTACTTCTGCTGTTGCGGAGAGAGCGGCACATCTCGAGTCACCGTCACGACCGGCGGCAGATCAAGACACTGCGCTTTGGTGAACCGAATCGCAGGCTGCAACGCTTCGTGTACAAGATCCTTGGCGTTGAACTTCGGTGCCCACTTGAACTGCGTGATCTTGTTCATCACCTTGTCTCGCCATGCCGACATGAACTTTGGCACCCCGTTGGGATTGACGAGCTTTGCCAAGCCGTACGCATCGACAGGCGACTGCGATGCGGGTGTACCCGTCATCATCCACAGGTACGTCTCAGGTTTGAGGATGCTCGCCAGCGCCTTCCAGCGTTGTGTGCTTGGGTTCTTGTAGGCGTTGGCCTCGTCGGCAATGATCAGATCGAACCGCCCATCAGCCTTGATCTCGTTTGCGATCAGGTTCAGCCCCTCATAGTTGATGATGACGAACTCGTAGTCACTCTGGACAAGCTCGACACGCCGCAGGGCTTTAGAGTGATGAGCGATCACCGCGCTTCTATGCAGGATGGATTGGTGGATGTCGTTCATCCACGCGCTTTGCATGATCGAGAGCGGACACAGCACCAGCACACGGCGAACTTGCTTTGACTTCATCAGGTAGTCAGCCGCCCACAATGCTGAGAGCGTCTTGCCAGTGCCCGGCTCGTTGAACACGAACGCACGGCGGTGCAGCGTCAGGAATGCTGCCGTCTCAATCTGATGCGCCATCGGCTTGAAGCGTCCGGGCCAGTCGTACTTCTTACGTATCGGAGACGGCGCGTGCTTGACGCCAAGATTCTTGAGCACCCGCATCTCATCCAGCCCCCAGTACACGGCGACGGTGTAGCCGTTCGGGCCTTGCTCAACGATCTTGCTCTTGGGGATGACCGTGTACTTCGCAGGATTGCGAGTACGGATCAGTACTGCGCGGTTGTCCACTATCTCCATATCAATGTCCGTTGTCTGATTGGTTGCTGCGCCTGCTACGCAGTCGCAGGTTGCCCTTCACGCTCTTGCCGCCAGCCCTGAGCGGCTTGACGTGATCGATGTCTTTACCATCGCGTGCGATGCCCTCCTTGTCATACATGCGCCGAGCACGTTGGCGCTCGATCTGGTCCTTCGTTTCGCCGCTGGCTTTCTGAAGCTTGTAGGCATGTTTGTAGTTGCGCTTGCCGTTTACTTGAGTCATGACAGATGCTCCGGATGAAATTCACAGGTCTTGACAGGGCACCACCGACATAGCGGTGATGAGCTTGGGTTCCATACATCGTGCTCGAAGCTTGCTTCGATACGTCCGATCCGTTCACGATACTTGGCCCACGCCGCATCCGCTTGGTCACGCATCATCTGCATCTTCACCATGTCGTCTTTCACAATGAAGAGCAGCGCTGAGTTGACCTTGCGGATATGTGGGAAGTGCTGGAACACCATGAGTGACATCAGCACGAGCTGATCGCGATCCGGGTAACGGTTGTTGCCCGTCTTCCAATCGCCTACCCACGCCGTCAGATTGTCATCGTCGATGATCAGAATGTCGGCGATGCCGCGCACCCATACCTGCGGCGCATTCCAAGCGCAGGGCACCAGACGCTCATCCAGCGCCATCTCATACTCGGCAAACTTTCGTCCGGGCTTCGACAACATGGCGTCCACCACCGGCTTGAACTGCGCGTAGATCTCCGGGAGCGGCTTACTGTCTCGAATGTAGAACTCAATCGCTTCGTGAACCTGTGTGCCGTATCGTGTGGCGTCGGTCTCCTGAAACGGATAATTCTTCAGTACCTTGACTTGCTGGTACCTACGCGCACAGCCCTCGTAGTCTTTCAGAGAGCTGTGCGACCACCGGACGATTGCTGGTTTCATAGTTTGGCTGTGTTGATGGCGCGGTTGAGCAGCGTGGAAAACTTGGTCACGAACTGCTCGTTGCGGTAAAGCGGATGGTCCATCTCGTACAAGATGGCGTGGGTCAGCTCATGCCAGAAAGTCTCCTGCATCTTTGAAGATGACACTGGTTGCTCGCGGGCAGTGGTGTGGATGTGGATCACACCGGGCGTGTAATCGATGTAGCCATATGCACGCTTGAAGCGCTGGGGCTTGCCGGTGTGGACGAAGTACTTCTTGCGATTGACGACAACGCTCTTGGGGATCATGTACAGCTCCTACTGTTTAGCCAAACCATATCTACGGTGAACACCACCGTCAGCGGCCAGAGGTATCCCCGGCATGTATGAAGGCTCGAGCGTCATCTGCTCGAGCATCCACTCCAACGCAGGTGACGCCTCTGAATCAGGTGCCACCGCAATGCACTCGTCATGAACGGTACCGACTACGGGGTAGCGTTTTGCTATCCGTAGCATCCCGTCCGTCATCACGACCCGGGCGGTTCCTTGCACGACGTTGTTCGTAACCTTGCCTGCGTACAGCTTGGTGGCGTCTGGACCGTATACCCACGATCTCCCACCGTCTGCCGTTTTCTCTATTCGCAGGTTAGGATACCTAATACTCATGCCGTTGGGAAGCACAATCTCTTCCTTCCTGAACGTCAGGCACTTGTAGGTGTACTCCTCGCCTTCTGCCAAGCTGCGTTCGATCAGCCCCCCACACATCTCCCAGAAGCCGACCACAGGGTAGGCGGTAGACCGGTAGATGTCGATGATCTTCTTCGCCGCCACGCAATGCACAACCAACTCCTGTGCGGTGCAGGTGTGCGGGATCTGCTGCATGCGAGCCATGTAGTCTGGGTTGTCGAGGAAGCGTTGCAGGCTGTCGCCGGTGACGCCTAACTGCTTGGCGAACGCCTTGTCGTAGCGTACGGGAGGTGCGCCCAGAAAGCCCACCAGAAGCTGCGCTGCGAACGACGCCCACCCTAGCTGATACCCGCAGCCCAGCAGCGCCGACTTGGCAGACTGCCTGAGATCAGGATGACTCTCTTTAGACAGCCCGGGGATGTTGAACATCTGCGCACCAAACTGTGCGTAGGGGTCGCCCTTGGCCTTGAAGATGTTGAGCATCTCTTCGTAGTCAGCCAGCCATGCCAGCACTCGAGGCTCGATCTGAGACAGGTCAGCGACCACCAACTGGTGGTTCTCCGGAGCCATGATCGCCTTACGCAGGAAGCTCCCACGTTTAAGGTTCTGCATGTTGATGGCGCTGCCCTTGCTGGCTGTCCACCGTCCGGTGCTTGCCCCGTAGTAGCTGAGCGGCACCGGCAGTGCGCCTCGAAAAGCGATGTCCAGAAACCGTTGCGCTCGAGTCCGCTCCGTCGTCGACTTGACGCGCAGCCTCGCCTCACACAGAAGCGCCACGTCTTCTCGTTCCCCGTTGAGCAGTGCTTGAAACAGCGCGTCGTTCTTTGCCAAGGCGTAGGTCGGCTTGCCCGTGGTCTTGCTCTTCTTCATCGGCGGCTCGCACCCCATCGACACCAGAAGCTCAGCGAACTGCGGGTTGCTTGCCAACGCTGTTTCCTCGA